TTTGTTGATTATCAATCCTTGTATTTGTTTCTACAAACTTTGTGTTGTTAATTAGCTGATTTGCATCAACTATTCGTCCTAATTGGACAAGCAAATCATTGAGATTATCAGTGATTGCTTTTAAATTTTGAATTTCTGTTGAAAGTGCTGGCACCTCCAAACCATCTAGCACATTAAATAATGTGCTATTGGTATCAAAGATAAGTGAATTTATCTCAGACATTATGATATATTTGGAAAAACCTCCTTTTAGCTGCACTATAAGGTGCTGCTAATTTGGAAGCAATTAAATCAATTAAAATTGAATTAGTTCCTTTAGAGAGTTTTTCTATAAAACTATCATAATACTCTTTCCCATGTAACACAGCTTCAAGAATTTGAGCTTCAATTAAGTTCTCCCAAATATCATGCTCTGTTTCTTCAATTCTAGTCCAAACGAATGGACCTTCTATTGAAGTTTGGATAAGAGGTGCTACAACTTCTCCATCTAAAAGTGTAAAAGATCTCTTCAAAAATTGAATTTTGTCAATACCTCCATAAGCCACTTCTATTCCATCTTTCGAGCCCGGTGTTATCGTATGTCCGATAGATGTCATCACTTCTTTCATAGTAAAGTAATTGAAAATTTCTTTATATTCATCTGAAACAGATTGAATTTTATCATCTCCATATGTCACTAATGAAGAATTCTTTCTATACACAGATAGATCGTCATTGTTTGTCACAAGGATCCAAGTGTAATAAGATAGAATCTCATTAGCCACACAGTTGACAATAGTTGTCAAATATTCTCCGCTTTTATTTCCGCGTTCAGTTTGATATATAGTATCATAATCAATAACAAAAGTCCGAATTGACTCTTCGGCTAAAACTTTCCTAGCTTCATCCCAATCATCCGGTGCATTCTTGTTTATGACTCCTCTAATTATATCAAAAACAGCTCGCAACAAATTAGCGTGCAAATATTTGTCAAAATTAGAAAAATCCAGATCAAACACATTCGGTTGTTTCAGAATATGTTCTTTGACTTCTCTCCACGCTCTACTATTAGGATTGACTCCAATAGCGTGATTAAGTTTTAAGAAACTTTTTGTAAAAGCCTCTTTAAAATTTCCAAAGAGTGATGCATCGGTAATCACCTTATCAACAGGAATACAATGAAAAACTCGCGTCTTCCCTTTCTTTACTGCTGAAATGCTAATCTGAGCATCTTTCAATTTAGAATTACTAAAACTAATAATTCTATCTCCTTCTTTAGCGCGTTTCAACTTCATTGATACTCGTTCTTTGAGTTTAGCACCAATAGATCCCTTGAAAACAATCTTTTCATCTTGCCATTCAAGCATATCACTTTTCTTAGTAACTCCAGGAACTGCGTTCCACGGTGCACCACAGGATTTTTCAAGTACCATTCCTTTGCAGAATTCATTCGTTGAATGCCCATTAATCCCGATATTGATCATCTCTTCGATGTCATCACTAGTTTTATTTATATGCCCGATTTTAAGTGCATATTCACTAGTTAATTGATCAACAATCACGTCAAGAATTTCTTGTTTCATTTCTGGTATCTTCTGACACATAGCACTATTAGGTTTCAATAATAGTGATTTACGCCCATTGCCGTTGAGAGGAATCTCTTCTTCAATACGTGTATCATAAGGATCCAAAGGTCCAGGCTGCAAACGTTCTTCAAATTGTTCGCTCCATGAACTATATCTCCAATGCTGTAGTGATTGCTCACCACACGGTTTTGTAGAAGATATATACTTCCCAATGAACGTACATTCTTCACCTTTTGGCAAATCAGTTGGTTTTCCTGAAACAATCATTCTTTCCCAAGAATCTTCGCATCCCGCGTTCAGAGTGATATCTTTGATATCTTCTTGCACTAAAATAGTACAACACCATGTGCTGGTAGTATTTCCTGAGTGAAAGCCCAAAATTTTCGTTTGGTAACGATCACAATTGGAAACAACTACACCGCCACAATCTCCTTTCCTACACAGAGGTGCATCATTTTTCAAATCAGCAACTTCTATGTAATCCACGTTATGAACTTTTCCATCTATAATATAGGCGTTCGATGTTGGCCTACTAACACGACCAGTAGCTATAAGGCCACTTTTCGGTAAAAAGCACAATGTGGGTGCTTTATCAACCAATTTCTCCCACACTTTTGTAGGTGCTAAATTAATTGATAGATCTCTGAAACGATCTTGTATGCTATGCATATTCTCAAAGTTATATTGAGGAAATTTAATCATTGCTTCACGTTTTGTTAAAACTTCAGCAATGGCTAAATCCCTATGCATATCAATGCTTTTAATACGACATAAATGCCAATTCTCAAAAGAATCTTTGTCTTTATATCGATTAAATCGCACTAAGGCATCTTTCTCGAAAGCATGGCCATTACATATAATTATATTTTTATGACCAATACCAAAAACTGAGATTCCATTGTTTAAAGAACTAAGTCTTTCAGGTGGTACAAACGACATTTTGACAGTATGATTGTTTCTCACAGTTTCTACTAAAGTGACAGAATCTTCTAAAGAATTTTGTATTAATTCTGATACCGAAGTATCAGACTTCATTTTCTCTCCTTTCAATTCTAACGCAATAGATGTTAAGTCTTTAAGATCTTTTAAGTGAAATCCGCGTGGTGTACCTTGTATACTCGTTTTCAGGCCCACCAGGCAAACTTTACTATGAATAGTTTCATCTATTCTCCTGGAAATGATTTTCGCTTCCCAGTCAATGATCTTAAATTTCTTAAAAGCTGAAATAAAATCATCATATACTTCCAATGCTGAATTCACATTTTCACAAATATCGAATTTAATCTCTATAGCGAAAGTTGTAGAACCAGATGGTTTGATTCTTTTTGCAGAAATAAAGCTTGTCTTTTGTAATAACAAATCTTCTTCTGAATCTTCTGAGGAAACTAAGATATTAGTTTGTTTTCCTTCAAAGAAATTATGAATGGATGTTTCCTCCGTAGAGTTTTCAACTACCCAATCATAATACATAGAATCTTCCAAACCAGATAAATCCAATCTAGTCCATTCTATACCTTCTTGTTTGATAGTTGTAACAGAAATATCCAAAATATCTTGATGCAATTGGATTTTTCGCACTTTCAAACTCTTCTTATCAGCACGAGCTTGCTTCCTCAAATCAGTTTCGTTGACAGTATGATTTTGCTGAAGTTTCTTTTCTTTCTTTCCAAAAAGACATTGTGCCAATCTGTATATCAAGTACACAATAGCACTCGCAATACCAACGGTGATAACCTCACTAACCACTTCCGTAGCTAAATTAGCTACACTGCCCCAGAACTCACTCACGTTTATTCCTAAGCTTTCTAATGAAGTCAATAACACATTTAGCATACCGCGTGACAATCTATCTCCTACTTGTTTACAATAAGAAAATGCCGAGTGACATACGAAGATTGGTGAATTAAAAACCAAATACGAATTCCCCAACCACTCACGTGCTGTTTGTGGTCTACTAGCCCAATCAGGCCTCCATATTCTAGGAAATATCCGATTATTCAACCAACTATTCCACCGCAATGTAGCCATTACAACCGCCACTGGGGGAAATACTGTGAAAGAGTTAATAATATTCATACTTAAATAAACACTAGACTCTCTCTGACCTCTTGGATCTAATAACCACCATGCGATTTTATCTTTCCATTGATGCAATCTCTGACGCCATGGTGCTAACAAAGCAATTTCAAACTTCCTTCGTAATTGTGGTGTTAGTAAGACGATTTGACGAAAGCCTCCAAAAGCTGCTCCCCAAACATATGTTTGTTCCATAAATGAAACTCTCAATGATGGTTGTCTAGCTAAAGCTAAAACAAATCGATTGTAGTTTTCATCTTCAACACGCCAAACGCCTATTGTAGAGATAAATGAAAATAAATCTTCATAATCATTAGGGTCAAATCTTCTAGTCCAATTTCCGTGAATATCTCGACGAACTATGTAATTTGTCCATGAACCGACGGCACTGATGTCATCTGTGTCATATTCAGCATTAAGAACTCTGTCTATATCTTCTGCAACTTGCCGTATAGCACCGGGAATTCGTAAGAATTCACCAGTTGTTAACACAGCAGGTTGTATCTGACGACTTGGGACATTTGCCTCAATCTCTTCGATCTCTTCTTGTACTGATAGTTCTTCATCTTGGGTAGACATGTATTCTACTTCTGAATCTCGTTCCAATTCAAGTTCATCTTCTCGCTCTTCTATATCAGATAACGAAATATCACTATTACTATCTGAAGCTTCGCCAGCTCCTATTCGGTTGTTAAACCAATCAGGTAAGTCATTATGAGTTTCTGTATCAGCATTTTGATTTAGCGGAACTGCATGGTTCAAACTATCCATCATTGCATTGAAAAACTGCATATTGTCTATGATTTGCGTACAAATCATTTCAGCCATTTCATCAACAGTATATTCTTTACTATCGATAGGAGAACCATTATCAACCATTCTTTGATGTCTGAATGATAAATGCGAGAATGTTGGATCATAATTCTTTGGATTCGCACTTTTTCTTGACACATAAAATGTCAAAGGAAATCGCTCCCACAAAGCATTGATAAAAGAAACTTTCGTCGATGTTTTGGGAATCTGATTAGCCGATGTCATACACAATAGAGCCCTAAAAGGCGTACCTTTCTGTTCTACTTGTGCTTGAACAGTACCAACGCAATTAGTACTGATATACTGATACCACATTAAGTGGTCTTTATGCTCTTTATCTTGAAAAGCATCATCAGTATAGACAATTTCATCGCCATTATAACCGGTGTCATATTCATCTCTTTGATTAAGATTACACTGAGTCCAATTATTGACGTTGCCAACTAAATTGCGATGTCCTTGCAATTTACTTTTAATAACATTAATAATTTCAGGTACTAATGTTGATTTACCGAGTTGACTCGGTCCGACAAAACAAACGCCAACAGGTTTTGGCCGGATACCATTCGTTTTCCTTATCAATTCTATCTGATTTAAAATATCACGCGACTTTACGATAATTTGATTTATCTCAGTTACGATCTGATTGTTTTTAATCTCAGGTAGATTGATTGCTCTTACTTTAGCAGAAATCGCATCGAGTTTCTTCTTAAATTGACACACACGTTCATAGTTCGTTGGTAGAGTGAATTGAGCGCCGTGAGTAACTAATGTTAACCCACACCAATCAAAATCACTCTTCAATTCATTAATTTCAGTGTTCAACTCCGACAGGATTGCCCAATTTGCTGGTTTTAGAACACCAGCAACTTCAAGAGAATTTCTCACGTGTTTCGTGATAATTTCTGCATTTTTAAGGTTCAAAGAAACCTTATTCATATGAGCTGTCACATTGATATCTGACAATTCATAATCGAGCAAAGCTGCTCCTGTCGCCAATAAAGGTATAACTTTCTCAAAATCTGCATTCTGAGTCATTATTACTGGCGCTGCGTTGTCCAAAACGTTACTAGCTCCAGTCATAAGATTACCTACGACTCCACTAATAAGACTAGTTTCTAGACCACACATAGAAGAAATTTTACCAATTTCTCCTGCAACTTGCATAAAAGAATCTGCTTCAACAGCTGACTTTACACATAATCCAATTCCAACTTTGTGATTGGAGAACTCGGAAATTAATCCGGGTAATGTTATACCAGTAGCAAGTGATTGCCCTGCTTCTGTTAATGATGTAGAAATATCTTTAATTCCCACAGTAACTCTTCGTGTTGCATTATTTACAACGGAATCAACAGCAGATGTTACAATACCTACTAATTTCTGTATAACAGGAATACCAGTTGTGTCCAACCAGAACTGCAAACCAAGAATACCCCATACACCCATAAAAATACTATGAGCAGGGAAAAATTGACATGTTGTTATATGTAAAATAAATATACCAGTTGCAGTTATGAGGTAACCATTTTCACCTCTATAAGTCTTAACCAAATAATCCATGTTTATTTCAGATCTTTTGGTTTCGACCAATCCTTATGGGCTTCCCCTTTAGGTGGTACATAAGTAACAGTTCTATCTCTCCAAACTTGGAAAGCATCGTAAATAGCACTTATATTATCTTCAGTTGCTGTCTTGAGACAAGCTCTCCATGCTGTTATAGCACTACACAACCAAGGATTTTCGATTTTAGGATTTTTGAATTCCTCCAACCATCTTCTGCACAAAATTGCATGTGTTCCGTAATAAAGTTTTTTATAATTCTCTCGAACTTTAAAATTTCTTTTCTTTTGGAAATCTTCAACATCTTCAGGAATGTCGCTCTTGATTTTCTCCCAAATATCGGATCTAAGACCCTTTGGTTTGTTCTTATCAGGAACTATTTTCTCAGCTTTGCTAAAGGAATGATAGCTTTTTGACCTACTTTTAAGTAGATTTCGTTTTAGACTATCAGCAAAAGATTCTGAATCAACAAGTTTAGTGTTGACTGCACGAACTTCTTCATTAGTTGCTTTTGATAGAACTTCTTTAGGTTGAGATAAAGTATTAGCTAAAACTTCCTTCTTTTCTTCGTTAGTTTTAGCTTTCTTCATGTTAACCTTCATGTTGTTACCATCATCAGCAAATCTAACCACTGGCATGGTTTTTGATCTTACCAGCGTAGGTTTCTTCACTTTTGGCTTTGCACCAAGAGTTTTAGTAACTTCTACTGGTTTCTCAACTTTGTTTTGATTTTTAATCTCCACAATTTCTTGTTTGGTTTCAGGAATCACTTCCTTAACTTCCACTCTAGGTTCTTCAACTACTAGATTGGATTTTTCCAATTGTAATTGCTTAACCTTAGATTCTGATTCAGCTAATTGCTGTCTCAAAATACGATTATCTTCTCGCATAGCGGAGAGTTCAGACAAAACTTTTTCAAGTTGTTTAGCTTGAAGAGCTAAGATTTCTTGTATACCAGAATAATCCTGTTTTACAGTTTCTTCTAATGTTTCAATCTTCTTATTCTCTTTTTTAGCCAATTTCCTCTCTTTACGCTTTATCTTCACGTCTTCGTTACTTGACTCTTTCTTTAAGAAATCTTCTTTCTTATATTGTTCTTTAATTGTAAAAGTACCAGGTTCAGATGACCATTCTTCTACATTATTAGTGAAAAATGAGTTTTCCACTTTGAATGAAGGTTCAACTTCATTATCTTTTAACGTGATTTGTTCTCCTCCTACAAGGAGAGCATCCACAACTTTTAATTCTTGAACTGGATTCATGATTATTTCTTGTTCAGCTTGCGCTGTTAGAGAACTTGCATTCTCGATTTGGTTGACTATCTGCTTAGCAGAAGTATCAATAGAAATAGTATCTATTGGTGAAATTGATTTCTCAATAATATTTTCCTCTTTTAGTAATAAAAGATTTGATATTTTATTTCCTCCTTGGTTTTGTTCCATGTTAGAGTTAACAGTCATGATATTGCTATCAGGAAGAAGAGGTGGAAAATTTGCTTTTGACAAAAATTTCTTATTCTTCTTAGCTAGAGTTTTTGAAAACTCAGGCTTAGCAAGTTCTACGTTTATAGTAGACTTTTTACAATTTGAATTATTGTATAAAAATACTTCATATGAAGTATCTGTATTAACTTTCATAGGATGTTCATGTACTATGAAAGATGAATAAGGTTTTATATCTCTATCTAATCTGACGACTGATAAAGAACTATCAATAAGCTTCCGAGTGTCAGATACTTCTGGTATCTGATTTTCTCGTTGTACAAACTTAGTTTGCAACGAGCTCTTGGCTTTTATGATATCCCTTTTCTTTGTACCCAAAGTAGGATTGTCGGTAGATGTTTTTGATAATCTATCGACCTCCTTTTGCATTTCTCCCCAATCGCTTAAGTTCTTGAGGCGAATGCTTTCTCTTTCTTTCGAAAGTTTCTCTTTGAGAGCTTTTTGTTGTAACCTTCTCAGATTACGTGCTTGTAGCACTGACGATATTTGTTTTTCTTCAGGACTCACAGTGGAGTTTTGCTTCTTGAGACATACGTCTCTCTGCCCAACCTGAAGATTCATGTTATCGAACACGTCTTCCTTCGCAAAGGGGTCTTCAAGATGTCGATCGCAAT